AGGGGCGGATGTTGCACTTAGGGTATTTCTTGTCGAGTCGATGACTCCAGTGACTTATCCATTTCTCACCATGAGTCTTATATAGATAGACTGTGCCATTACCTCTGTGGTCTTGGCTGTGACGCCATGCCTGCTGTCCTGTTTCCATTTCAATCCTCTCGACATGCTCAACAGTCAGACCAGGACAGACTTCCTTATACCATTCAATGATTGAGTTGTCATCGTCCCATGAGAATTTCACGATGTGTTGATTCCCTAACTTTTGCAGTCTTTCTACATCTCTAAACTTTGTGTCTTTAATATTTTGACCGAAGCCAAATACGTGGGATATTTTTACACCAGTTTTCTGTGACCACCACTCGTCAGCGTTGCAACCTTTTGCGACCTGACCGACGAAGCCCGCCATCTTGTCTCGGGTAATGGAGAGCCTCTTGCTGTGAGTCTCAATCGCGATAAATACCGGCAAATTAATTCTGCCATCGAGCAGCATCCAAGACTCTGGTTTGTGTTGATTCCATGACTTACAAAGATCTTTCCAGGCTTCGTCTTGCGTGATTCCGCTAGGCTTTCTCCTTTTTTGAGAATCGATCTCCTGAGCAATAGAGAAATCCTCACCCTCAGGAACTACTGGCTCTTCGGGGACTTCAAGACACAGAGTGCCATCGTCTTTTTCGGTCAAATAACCCTTTTCCCTCAAGGCGATTACTCCGCGATGGAACGCGCTGTAAGAAGCCCCGGCTAGCACGGCAGCCTGCTTGACTCCTTGGTGAAACCACCTGGGCTGGTCTGCCACGCACAGAGCTTGCAGTTGAATCCAAGTGATTTTCTCAAGACTGGTCAAGCCTTTCGCAAAGGCAATCTCGTTTGGGACTTTTGCAAATCCACACTTGATCAAGAAAGGTTTGACCTTAAATGCCATCGAAGACAGGCAGCGGGTGAAGGATACCAGCCAAGTGTATGGAGTAAGCCTTCGAGCGCAACAGGAAAATCAATTCTGTATTGGTTGATACCAAAAAACACGACTCCAATCCGGTGCTGCGATCCCAGAATCGCAATCGCGTTTGCAGTTTTGGGATTTTCGATTGCAGTTTTGGGATTGGTCGTTTGCAGTTTTGGGATTTTCGATCTCATATCTGCAATTCTCGTTTTGAGATTTGGGATTCTCAATCCCAGATTCGGGATCGTCTCTATATATGTAAGACATTAAAGAAGACTCTTCTTAAGACTCTTGAGTAAAACAAAGACAAAGACGGCAAGCTAAAACGTTTGATTATTAAAAAAATGGAAAGAAGGCCAGCGGGATGGACCAGCGACCCTAAGGTCCGTGAGGCTTACGAGGAAGGAGGTCGAGCAATCGGAAAAACGCTCTTGTGGCACAAGTCCCAAGAGCCTGTTATCTGGGCACTCATCGATGGCTTAGACCTGTACCCTCGTTGGTATCTTTCGGCATTTAGGTCTTTCTACATTGCTGAGAACCGGAAGGAGTACAGACGCTGGGTTGATGGCTCTCTGAGAAAGCGCCGCAGAAAACCAAAGCAACAAACTGAAAGAGAAGAGGCTGAAAAGAAAGCCTCTCTTGCTACATTGAGAACAACAGCATCAAATCAAGCGTCGAATGAAAAAGCCGAATCTGAAAGGTCTGATCAAAGCAGATCAAGTCAAGACCATCGGGAGCGGTAACTACGCTCAGGACTACGTCCCCTGGTCTGTGATCCAAGCTCTTGTCAATGAGCACTGTTCTGGTTGGACTCTTGTCATCAACAAGACCGAGGATGGCCAAATCTTGCATCGAGTAGGCAATACAGGGTTTATTTCTGTTTGCTATCAATTCGAGGATGGATTCAAAGATGTGGAGTGGGTCCAATCTGTGATGGATAATCGTCACAAGCCGATTGCTTGGGACAAGATTGACTCAAGGGCCGTTACAGACACCCATCGACGTGCGCTTGTAGCTTGTGCTGCCGCTACCTTCAATCTTGGAATTGAACTCTGGACCAGGGAAACTCTTGACGACGGCTACCAGGAAGTGACCAGCGCTACTTCAAGCGTGTCTGAAACTTCAAGCGTGTCTGAAACTTCAAGCGCTTCTGTGCCTGTCATGGCTGAGAAGTCAAGCACCGACGAAGACTCCTTTCGAGAGTTTGGTCTCAAAGCTGGGCTTAACACACAGACTATCGACAAGCTTGTCGAAATCATCAAAACCCAGCTCAACGGAAACTGGAAGACGGGTATCAATAACGTCGAAAAGCAAGGAGCAGAATTCCTTAACAAGAAATTCTCCTGACTCTCTAAACAGCGACATTGATCGCGCAGCCAGGCATCTGGCTAATTTCTTCAAAGGCAAAGTCGTCGATGCGGATCCTTGCTAGGGTCCGCCTACCTTCTGGACACCATGAACGATCCCATCAACGTTTGGCTCACTACAGCGGCAAAAGAGCGTGAAAAACATGGAAGCAAGACCATGGAATATTTTCAAGCGCTAAAGAAAAACTGCTCAGAAAAAAAGAGGCTGAAATTACAGGAGAACATTTGCAAAGGCAATCTTCTTCTGATCAGCATGGTAGTCAAAGGCTACATGAAAAAACATCAATCCATTGGACCTGAAAGGCATCTTGAATTGCTACAGGAAGGATATTTTGGATTGCGTCGCGCTGTAGAGAAGTACGATGTGACAAGGGGTTATGCATTTTCGACCTATGCAGTGAACTGGATTCGTCAATCAGTTCACCGATATGACAAGGTCAACCAATCACCTATCAGGATTCCTGAGAACCAGTTGAACGAAGTTCTTTATCAGATCAAGCATGGAAAATGCAGTGGCAGCAAGTATGCGTCTAAGGACAAGGGCTTGACTCTTTCCGCGCACCAGGCATTGAATGTGATCAGTTTAGACGTTCCGGTCAAAGAGATCTCTGGAAAGTACGATCGATGTGAGCATACCTTGAAGGACATCATTCCTAACGACAGGACTTTAAATCAAAGCAGTGGTGAGTGGTATTCAAACTTTTTAGAAGCCAAGATCGAGGCTGCAAACCTGGAGGAGGACGAAGCTAAGGTTGTGAGGTTTTTTGCCTACAAAGGACGCAAGGATCTAACTATTGCAATCTTTAGAAAGAGTGGTGAGGTGGTTGCACCTTTAAGAAAACTTGAGTCAGGTCTTGGCAAATTGAGGGCGCTTGCAGAGGAGGCAGCGTAGATATTTTTTGTATAATGAACTGTAACCTGTTTTAGGATTAACTGAATGGCTAGCTGTTCTGTCGCTGGTAAAGTCATTTGCAAAGAAGGCGAGCCTCCGGTAACCATTCGAGAGTTTGGTAATGGGGGTAAGATCGCAAAATTCTCAGTGCTTGATAGCCAGTACTTCTATGTCAAAGAAGGAGACGATCGTAAAGGTCAATTCTACAATGTAGAAGTCTCCGGCAAAATTGTTGACATTGTTGCAGATCGCCTTAAGCGTGGCGATCGGATCAAAGTAGATGGTCAACTGGTACTGCGCGATTACAACGATCGAACTTACTGCGATATCAAAAATGGAGACATTACATTCATGGAAGACCGAGAAGCGACCACCCGCTCTGGGTTTTAACGAAAGGAACACTTAGGAGGGGAAACCCTCCTTCTCTTTTTTGCTATGAACAGGCATCAGTCAGAGGATTGTCCAAGTTCTGTTGGTATGCTTTTTGATGAAACTCCACGACTAACTACAGCGGTAGTAAGGCCATACGTTTGGGCCAATCTTCTACATCGTGGAGCAACAAAGCCAGAAGAAATTGTAGCAGCCCTGACGCCTGTTTGCAGTAAAGATGATATCAAAATCGCAAACTGGGATGGCGTTGAGGAAGGCGAAGACCGCACCTGGGTTGAGGTCTGTGTTCAAGATGTTTTAGGTGAAATGCTTTTGGAGGGCTTATGTCGCTATAACGAAGAATTAGACCTATGGGTGCTTTCTGTGGGAGAAAACAAAAAGAATGTACCTAAAGTCATAAGCGCATGTACCACCTTAAATGCTCAGATGCCCAAGCACTTTCTCTCTGAACTAGCCTACTGTGACCGAAAAAAGATACAAAGTCTATAACCCATTTACGGCTTTTACTATGTCTAACCTCACCTGGGATGAAGCAATTAAAGAGTGGAAACTTTGCAGGGAATGCTTAGTGCTTAAAGACAACATCACTGAAGAAGATGAAAAAGCTTAAAGACGGCACTCTGAAGTTCAAGCCGTCAGCGGTAAAAGCCTCTGAATGGATGCAGCAAGAACCCTTGCCCATGAGATCTTTCCGTAAAGGCACTGTTGTTAAAGTATTCATGGGAGCAGGCTGGGAGAAGGGAAAAGTAGTAAAATGGTCTAAGGAAGGTGTATCTGTTTGGCTTTCACGGAAACAAGCTACGGTCACAGTCCGAGACAACAGGTGTATCAAAGAGGAAACCTCCAAATGACTTTTGATCCAGTTGGGAACCCGTCTCACTACTCTGAAGGCAGGACCTATGAACCAATCGATGTGATAGAAGATTGGGGACTGGGTTTCCATCTTGGCAATGCCTTGAAATACATTTCAAGGTCAGGCAGGAAAGGCGATGAGATTGAAGATTTAGCCAAAGCAGTTTGGTACATAGAAAGAGAGATTGATCTGAAGAGGTCTCTGCTTAAAAGCAAAATCGATGACATTTCTTTGGTTGATAAAGCTTCTTTTTATTGCTCGCAATCCGGGCAGAGCTATTTAGAGGAATATGGCAACGGTTTTGATGATCCGCTGAAATAAGATTGGCATACTTAGCTAACCTAGCTAAGTGATTGCCTTGGAACTTATAGCGACTCTTAGTATTGAGATGTCTCTGTTTTCTAAGGCAAGGCCACGGGTTACATCTCGTGGCACTTTTATGCCTAAGGCATATAAGGACAAACAGAAAGAGATGCTTCGTCAAGTCAAAGAGCAATGGCAAAAGCCACCACTCGAAGGACCAATAAGGGTTGAGCTGGAGGCTTACGGTGAAGGCAGGGCTGATACTGACAACATTGCAGGAGCACTCTTTGATAGCCTTAATAAGGTGCTTTGGGTTGATGATCGAGTTGCAATTATTCCTGAATTGGAAGTTAAATGGAAAAAAGCAGCGAAAGCTGATTCCAAGTGGTTGGTAAAACTTTATTCATTAGATTAAGGCATACACAGTATTGCAAATGCCTGAAGTCTGTTATAACCAACCTGATCACTCCTACCGACGGGAACCAGGGCTAAACCAATCTTCGCTGAAGAAGATATTGAAAAGCCCTGCACATTACAAGTCAGCACTGGAAGACAAATTCATACCTTCTCCTGCGATGGAGATCGGCACAGCCCTACATTGCCTGGTCCTTGATGGGCAAGCGGCTTTTGATGGTCAATATATAAGGAAGCCGGACACCATTAAGTTAAACACAAAAGAAGGTAAAGAGTGGAAGGCCCAGCAAGGGAAAAGGAAGCCCTTGATCGAAGGAGGCAGGGATAACCCTTGGGGATCAATTCAGGGTATGCGAGATTCGCTTGCCAGGCTTGATTGGTACAAGAATACTGGAGAAGATTACATTAAGAGGAACGAAGTATCGATTTACTGGGACTGGGAAGGCCAGCGATGCAAGGCAAGACTTGACAGCGTCTTGGAGGAGCAAGGTATTGTCTTAGACCTTAAAACTACGGACAGCGCAGACCCTGACGCCTTCTTGAAAAAAGTGATTTCATTAGGCTATGACTTCCAGGCAGCGTATTACAGCAAAGCGGCAGAGGCAATTTTTGGGAAGCCCTTTAGGTTTATCTTTGTAGCAGTCGAGAGGAAGCCACCGTATAGCGTGGGTCTTTTTGAGATGGACCAAGATATGGCTCAGGAGGGCTTGGCACAATGTATAGCAGCATTGCGTTTATATAAAACCTGTTCGTCTTTGAACCACTGGGAGGATTATGATCCCACCATTAAGAAATTGGTTTATCCACGTTGGTATAAGAAGCTAAGCACTAAAATGGTTAAGCCTGTTGAGGTTCTTTTCTAATGAAACCAGTTACATCCGCAGACATTTTGAAGGCAGATAAGCGCCTTCAAGTTTGTGTACTACAGGCATTTGAAAATCCTGAAAAGATTATTTATCAAGGAGCTAAGTGTGATTACAGTGAAGAGCCTATTCATGAGCGCGATACTGAGGGGATCGATTTTGGCCTTTTCATTATCGATAAGCTTCTTGGTAATGATCGCGGCCATTGGGGGCCTCTTGAACATGCTGCAATAACACTAAGTTGTTCTGGGTTTGAGCACAGCGTCATGGTGCAGGCCAGGACTCATAGGGTAGGAGTAAGCTTTGACGTGCAATCACAAAGGTACACAAGTAAGCGTGTCTTACGTTGTGGCGCTGGAGAACTAGAAGTCGATGATGTCTTTTACTTCCGTCCTGCAGGTCTCTATACTGACAGGAAGGGCGCAAAGTATGAATACAAAGACGAACACATCCTTCAAGACATGGAAAGATGTTTTGATCAATGTGTCAGGTACAGGTATCGTATTAACCATTTAGGCTATGCAGAAGAACATGCTAGGTCTTTCCTTCCTCAGAACATTCGCCAGAACTTTGTTGTTTCTTTTAATCTTAGGAGCCTATTGCATTTCATGGACCTTCGATTTAAAAAAGACGCTCAGCTTGAAATTCAAACACTCTGTGAAGCCATGGCACCGATCGCGGCGGAGTGGGCTCCATCGGTATGGAGTTATTACGAAAACAAGCGCTTACATAAAGCCAAACTAGCCCCATAGGAAAACTAGTCTGCGAGATGCATTGGTATGACTAAAGAGTGGCGTGAAGTCAAAGCTGTAGTACAACCTGGTCCTATCTGGGCATTTCGCAGAGGTTACCGTGTAAATGAAGCTGGAATGCACGAAAACGAGAAACAGTTTCGTGCATTCACCTTTCACCTGAACTGTGGCAATGAAAGGTCTTATATAAAGACTGCAGAGGCTATGGGTGTCAGCGCTGCTTCCATTAATAAATGGGCAGAACGCTGGAACTGGAACAGAAGGTGTGCAGCTTATGATAAGAAAGAAATAGCCTTAGCCTTCAAAGAAGCAAACAGACTCCAACGCAAACATCACAGGGAACAGATTGATGACTTCAGGAAAGCAAACGAAGACCAGGCTCGCCTGATGATGGGAGTCAGTTCTGATTTGATGGGAATTGTGCAAAAACGCATTGAAAAAGCAGAGAGGGAAGATGAAGAGATTCCAATGCATTTGATCTCAGGCTTAATGCGTGCAGCTTCGAACATTTCTGATTCAGGCCGACAAGCCTGGGCTACTTCTCTTGGTGTTAATGAGTTGATGAGTGTTGTTGAGCAAGAAATCGAAGAGGTACAAGTCGAAGTGATGGATGAAGGCAGCGACGAGGCTTACGATATCCCTCTTGACGAATAGTTATGTCTATCAAATATGGAAACGATTACCTTGAGTACGCTGCAAGAGGTCAAGGCTTAGTCAAGGAAGTCAAAGCCAAGAAGTCAAAGAAGGACAGCAACAAAAGAGTAATTCTTTGGCAATTTATCAAGAAAGTACACCCAAATTACAAGTTTTACAAATTCCATGCAACAGTTATTGCAGAGCTTCAAAGGGTTCTTGACGACGGGTGTAAAAGGATCATCCTGCAGGTCCCGCCGAGACACGGAAAATCGCTTCTTGCTTCACAGCTTTTACCTGCAGCTTATTTGCTTGCTCACCCTGATCGCTATGTCGGAATATCATCCTATTCAGCAGAACTTGCAGAGGGATTCTCAAGAAAAGCAAGAGAATATTTTCGTGAAGGAGGTGGACTTATAAGCTCAACTAGCCAAGCTGTTAATGCCTGGGGGACAGACGCTGGGGGCGGCCTATGGGCTGCCGGTGTTGGGGGTGCAATTACTGGCCGCTCAGGGCACCTGCTCATCATTGATGACCCAGTCAAAAACCGCGAAGATGCGGAGTCTGACCGCATGATGGAGAAACTTAACGATTGGTACACCAGTACTCTTTACACCAGACTGGAGCCGAAGGTCGGTGCGATCGTTGTTATTCAGACTCGTTGGTCTGAAAATGACATGATTGGTCAGCTTATTGATAACGAATTTAATGTAAGCGAAGTCGGAAGAGAAAACTGGACCATAGTTGATTTACCAGCACTGTACGAAGACCCTGATGATCGCCCTAAGCTGCCAGAGCATTGTACCTGCATACCTGACTGGCGTGAAGAAATAGGCGAGGCACTTTGTCCCCAAAGATATAACGAACAAGATTTAGAACGCATTAGGGAAGCAGTCGGTAGCAGGGATTTTGCCTCGTTGTATCAACAGCGACCTGCGCCTGATGGGGGTAACATGTTTAGCCCAGATTGGTGGCAGTATTACTCTTGGGATACACCACTACCTCCCTTCCAGCGTGTCGTATTATCAGTTGACTGTACATTTACAGACAATAGAAAAAGTGATTATGTTGTTGGCGCTGTGGTAGCACAGGCTGGATCGCAATTCTATGTGTTGGATCTTGTCAGGGAGAAATTAGATGTGATAGGCACTATGGCAATGATATCCAGGATGTATAAGAGGCATCAACTATCTGGAACGGTAATTGAAATGGCTGCATCTGGCTTTGCCGTTTATCAAATGATGAGCAAGAAAGTTCCTGGCTTAATAGGTTTTAAACCAGACAGAAGCAAAGAATCCAGGGCGGCTAGCATTGTTCCCATGGTTGAAGCGGGTAATGTGTATTTGCCAGCGAGTGAACCGTGGCTGGATTCATTCATTAATGAATTTAGCTTATTTCCTGCTTCCAAGAATGATGACATGGTGGACGCCATAACCATGGCATTGAATTATTGCACGCAAAGAAGCGCTCCTCAATTAACGCAAGTAACCTGGGGCAGAGGTACAAAAGCTATCCCGGTAAGAGAAAACCAAATTTTTTGATAAAATACATGAAAGACTAAACTAAATGGCTCGAAAATCTCCAAAGTTTCAGATGAATCGAGCACAGCAAAGGCTTGCCGCTGATAACCTTAACCTGGCTCGTCGTGAGGCTTGGAGGCAACAGCGTATAACTGGAATCTGTTACTCGACACTGGAATCAGTTGCTTTCGTAGGACTCTGCAAAGCTGCTTACAGGTACGACCCTAAAATACCTCATCCTGAGACCGGTAAAAGTATGAAGTTTTCAAGTTTTGCTGTTCCCACAATTAGGGGAGAGCTTATGCATTGGGTAAGGGATAGTACCTATGCTTTAAGGTTGACTCATAAAATGCGTGAGCGCTGGGTAAAAGGACGTAAATTACTTTACCGAGGATTTACAGATATAGAGGTGGCCGAAGCCTTAGAAATCTCTATAGATGATTGGATAGAAGTGCGTAGCGTTTGCTCTGGGCCTCCACTGGAACTGAAAGAGCAAGCCAAGCCCACTGAGGCGCTGGAGGCTTCAGAGGTGGACTTTGGTCAAATGTATCTCGACCTTGCCTGCAAGGCTATCGACGAGATGGAAGACGATGACCTCAAGACTTTGTCATCCGTTGATGTTTACCTGTCAGGCACTGGAACAAGAGTTCCGAGAGAATCTATAGATAAGATGTTGATTTCTGCGGGTT